CACGATCGAGAGGGACAAAATGCAAAAAAGTGTATTCATTGTACCAACCAGGGGAAGGCCACAAAACGCAAAAAGGCTTCTTAAAGCCTGGAAAGATACTAAAGCTGTAGCAGACTTATATTTTGTTTGCGATATAGACGACTGGTCGTTACGCGATTATCAAGCGATAGACGACATAAATATAATAACTAATCACATAACCGCCGCTGGTATGGCTCAGCCTCTTAATATGGCTGCGATGCTTTTACTAGACGATACTAAATACGATCGGTATAGCTATTTTGGATTTTTAGGCGATGATCACTTACCACGTACTGATTTCTGGGATTACCTATTAACATTACAGATACCAGGTAATAGACAAGGAATAGCCTACGGTAACGATTTACTGCAAGGAGCTAATCTACCTACTGCCTGTTTAATGACCAGAGGCATCGTAGAAAACCTTAAAGGTATGTGTCAGCCTAAAGCTAAACATTTATATCTAGATAATTTTTGGAAAAAACTAGGACAAGATATTAACGGCCTGTTTTACTCAGAAAACATAGTAATCGAGCATATGCATCCATTAGCTAGTAAGGGTGCTATGGATGACCATTACGCACGCGTTAACTCAGAGCAATATTACAGCCACGACAGATTAATCTATGAGGATTTTATCAACAGCCTGTTTTATAAAGATTTAGTAGTGGCGCTATCGTGAAAATTTTAATCACTGGTAACAGAGGTTTTGTAGGTCGTCATTTTACATACGCTTTATTAGATCATAATGTTACATATGTCGACATAAAAGACGGAATCGATGCTAGGGATTTCTTTAGACGTGATGACACCTATTTCGACCTTTTGATACATCTTGCGGCAGTGGTAGGAGGTAGGCAGACTATCGAGGGTAGTCCGCTATCTCTGGCGGTGGATTTATCAATAGATAGCGAAATGGCATCGTGGGCGATGCGTACACAGCCTGGACATATTCTTTATTTTTCCTCTAGCGCTGCATATCCTGTAGAGCTACAGACACTAGAGCTAAAAAGGATGCTAACAGAAAACGATATAAATCTAAATGATATACGCCTGCCAGATTTTACTTATGGCTGGGCTAAATTGACTGGAGAGATGCTCTGCGAACATTTAAGGCGTGAAGGTTTAACGGTTACAGTACTTAGACCTTTTAGCGGTTATGGTGAGGATCAGAGCCTGGAATATCCATTTCCTAGCTTTATGGAAAGAGCTGGTCGTAAGGCCGATCCCTTTACCATCTGGGGATCAGCTCTAACTACTAGGGACTGGATACATATAGAGGACATCGTAGAGGCCTCTTTACTATTGGCTAAAGACCGTATGAGCATAAACGTAAACCTATCGACAGGCAGGCCTACGACCTTTATGGAGCTGTTTAACCTAGTAGCTCGTCAGGTGGGCTATAAACCAGTCGTAGAGGTTGATGAAGGCGCTCCTAAAGGCGTCGCCTACCGCGTAGGTAATCCAGCGCTGCTAAACAGCCTGGGGTATAAGCCTAAAGTAACCCTAGAGGTTGGCGTGTCGCGCTGCCTCAGTGTCTGGAGGCAGTAGTACCATTAAGGGGTCTGGAACCCCTCAACCCTCCAGACAAAGGGACAGAAATGATTAATTTCATAAAAGAGTACACAGATCTATTTATATGGCTGTGTGGTGTAGGTATTTTTATGTGCGGTTATTACATAGGACATTACTACGGTCATCAAACAGGATTCGTACGTGGTCGCGTTGCAGCTCGTAGACATCCATCGCTAAGAAATGAGCAGCGATGACACTTATACAAAATTACGCGATAACCTATGCAGCTCTAGGCTTAAAGATTTTACCTTTAGGCGTAGGAGCTAAACAGCCTCATAAAAGTCTAGCGCCACGTGGCTTACACAGCGCTACAGATGATATAGAGGCTATTACTGAGTGGTTCAAGAGACAGCCTAAGATAAACATAGGCATCGCCTGTAAGCCATCTAATCTAGTAGTCCTAGACGTAGATCTACGTAATGGTGGTACTACCGACGGACTTACAAAGACCAGGCGTATACGCACTGGTAACGGCTGGCATTACTACTATTACGCTAGCTCTGAGATGAGCTTTCCTGGTAAATATCGTGAAGGTGTAGACATTAAGTGGAACGGTTACGTAGTAGCTGCTCCATCTGTACACCCTAGCGGATCTATATACCAGGTCGACGATCTAACAGAGATTAGACCTATATCTGATTTAGTAGGTGTTTAATGAATCTAAAAGAAATAGCAGCTGAATTAGCAGCACTAACCGTTATTAAAGACGCGGTAATAGAGGCTACTAACACGTTACGCGAATTAGCTAAAGATGAGCTAACTAATGTAGGCGCTGATATGACTAAGGCGGTAATCGATAATCAAGAGGTAGCCAAAATTACCTTAATTAGTAAAGATGCCTCCTTTGTCGTACTTGATGAAAAGGCGTTAGTAGCCTGGATAACTGACAATTTTCCTACAGAAATCGAACCTAAAGTTCGCGACTCATTTCGTAAGAAATTTACAGAGACGCTAGCTATAACGGCAGAAAACCAGATATTTAGCACGATGACAGGTGAGGTATTAGCTTTTATGGGATTAGATTATAAAGCTCCTTACGTCTCTACACGCTTTTCTCCAGATGGTAGAGAGGTCGTTTTAGAGGCTATAAGAAATCATCGAGTGACTACGCTGCCCTGGTTAAACTTTTATGTAGAGTCGCAAAAACTAAAGGAGATAGAGTAATGAACGAGGACAAAGCCAAAGCATTACGAGCGCCTTTTAGAGACGATCAAGTAGAGGCAAAAAATGTAGGACAGAGATCCTATAATTTTATAAATCACGCAGTCGTTACCGATCGACTTATATCTGTAGATCCTGCGTGGTATTGGCAGCCTATGGCGATGTCAGATAATGGCTCACCTGTATTAGATGAGTTTAATGGCTTATGGATAAGGCTTACAGTATGCGGCGTAACTAGAATTGGTTACGGTGCTTCTGAGCCGCATCAAAAGGGAGCCGATGCGGTAAAGACTGCTATCAGTGACGCTATAAAAAATGCTGCGATGCGTTTTGGTGTAGCTCTTGATTTATGGGGAGCAGATAGTAACGGTTTGAGCGTGGAGGCGGTGGCTACACCTTTCACACCGTCTCTACGCTCTGTACCACCTCTTAAACCTGTAGAGACTGATAACGCTGAGCTAGCAGCTTTCCTAGATCAACAGCGACCAGATGGTGAGCCTACGAAAGTAGTAGCGCCTGAGGGTGAGCCATATTGCAACCATCGAGAGATGGCCTGCCGTATTTACAGAGCTGGGACAAGTAATAGCGGTAAGGCATACGAGGGTCTATTTTGTCAGCGTAAACCATATACTGAACAATGTACGCCAATGTCTCTAGAGGGTAAACCCTGGAAAAAATGAGGCCGCTACCTTTACACGTTCTCGATATGAAATTAGCTAGACAGGCGGCAGATTTCTTTATTGAGTGGTCAAAAAAAACACAGGAGACGGATAACCCTCATACCAGAGCCGTCCCTTGGAAAAATGAATACGATCGTAAGTATGAAATGCAGATGGCTTACGGTGCTGAGATAGCTGTAGCCAGGTTATTAGGGATGGACTGGAACGGCCTTAACACCTTTAAGGATAAAGCTGACGTAGGCGAAAATATCGAGGTGCGCTGGTCGCGCTCTAATAATTTAATACTGCGTACTTATGATCGTGATGGCGATGTAGCTTTTCTAGTGCAAGGCTCATCACTTAGTACCCTATTTTTAGTAGGTTACTACCCTGTCTATTTAGGCCGTATAGACGAGTATAAGCTGGTAGATGAGGACACCTGGTTTGTACCTAAGGATAGGCTATACGATTATATGCCCATTAAAGAGGCTCTAAGGCCGTTTTTAGCCACTTTAGGGGCTCGACCTATATAGATACATAGGCTTACGCTACTGAGGGTACGCGTAAGGAGACTGGGACTGCCTACCATCTGCGGTGGCAGTCCCTTTTCTCTTTTGTCGCCAGGATGGTCTATAGTTTTATCTGGTCGTAAGACTGGGGGCAGGAACTCCGACGGCGACGGTTGACGGTCATAATGATCTAAACACAGCTACAGAGATCCTCCATTACTCACTATTAATTATTTTTAATTAATGGGGGGTAGGGGGGCATTTCTCCTT